TGCCTCATAAGCTGCTTAACAAGATCACCAGAACCACCTCTCCAATTACCCCATTTTTTATCTCCTGTGATACATAGTTTATAATCTTTAATATAACCTACTATATCACCAGAAGTAGTATCATGGCTATATGAATTATAGATGACAGTGATATCAATAATATTTTTACTTCTTTTTGTAAAGAGATATATTGTATATCTGTCACCAGTTTCACCTTTAAAATATACTGTATCTCTGGAAGTACCATGCTCTATAAGCCATTCTACTTTGGAATTATCAATATATTTAGATCTATAATTTTCCATTACAGTTTCTTTAATCTGCGACATATTGAGCTCTCCTTGTAATATGGTTAAATTCACGAACTATCTTAACTACATAATTACCGGGTGGCAATGTAACAGTATCATGTTCTTCATGTTGTACTTCAACAGATTCATTATGAACTACAAATGCATCAGGTACATCTATTCCAGCTTTTCTAGAATAACCCATATGTAATGATACACCAGCATCTTTAAGCATTTCTGACATTTCAACTCTATGTGTATGTCCAGTAACTTCTCCAAATGCAAATACAGCCTTAGTATTTTCTTGTCCATGATAATTAGTTATAGGATAGTTACTACCTTTTTTGTTATTGTTATAGTCTTTAAAATCTTCATCATTTAGTTTATACATAACAACATCACCTTGTTGATATTTAGTATATTTAATTTTCTTTTTTTCTTTTGACATTTGATCTCCTTTTTGTTGGTTTATTTTGTTTTTCAAGTAATTCTTCTTTACGACATTGTATCCAAAACTCATAATCAGCATGACCGTTATATAATTCTGGATTTCTTATCATACTTTCTTCTAACATTCCTTTAACTTTACTCATTTCTTATGTAACTCCTGAAATTTGCTATTTTCTTTATCTAATGGTATTATTACTTGGTTACCATCTTTAAAATTAAAATGCCAATATAATGTATGATCATTAGATTTATTCCATACCTTTGTAGGATACAAGATACCTTTACATGTTTTCCAAAAATCAGGATAACCCTGTTTTTCCATATACATGTAAAATTCTAATTTTAATATTTCTAATCTTTGTTTTTTTATATTGGTAATTAATTGTTTCATTATCATCTCTATTTTAGGTGTACATAATTTACTCAAATTTTTTTCTCCTTTTCTCAAATTGTCTTAATCTCATTGGTATAACTACTGTATTATTACATTTTTCACAACATCTACCTTCATTTATAGGTTCAGCATTATGTCCACCATCCCATATACCATCAGAATCTGTCTTTATTTCTAAACCACATATTGTACATTTCATATTTTCTCCTAAATTATCCATAAATATCTGAATGACAATCTGGATGATACCAACCTTCTGGCATATCTATTTTATCTTCATCTTCACACATTGGTTCTTCACATCCCATACAATCAGTATGATCCATCATGCTCATTTTACATTCATCACATATTTTATATTTCATATTTTCTCCTAAATTTTGGGGGAAGTGGATCGGCAAAGAACTCCTCCCCCCACCTGATCATCTCTGCCTCGAAACAGAGATTTCCCAATTAATCACAATTATTATCACAATTCCATCTTGCCACACCATTTATACAAGCAAATCCATAGAATCCATAACCGGCAGGATGATACCCTGCTCTTTGTTGGAGCATCATAGCATCATCCTCGGTTATGTCACCAACATATTTAAAGTTGATATTGCCCGGACTTGTGGATTCTTTCTGATATGATAGCTTTCTTTCCATAATCTTCTCCTATGTCTTCTTCTGCAATAATCTGAGCATAGATGTCTTCTACTCTTTCAGATACATGCATATTTTCTAATGTTGGTAAGTTCACTGCTTTTCTCCTTATGTTGGTTAAATTTTTGAGCAGATAGCTATTTGGATCCTCCGAAAGGGTCTCCGAAGCCATTGTATTGTTCATCAAAGTAAGAAGCGTACCTGCTCAAGATATAATGCTATGCTATACGCCAGCAACCTACTTTTGTAGGATTAGTAGACGTTCCTTCTAGAGTTCTACAAGCAATCGTAAAATCTCTATCTACAGTCTTTCTTACAGTAGAAGCAATTTGATATGCTGCTGGAGCTAGGGATTTAGGTTTGAAATCATGTGTTGTTGTAGTAATTTCAAAGCTTTCTCCTACTTCCAGTGTACTTATAAAACCATATTTACTCAAAACTAAATGTTTGGGTGCTGGTAATAGTACATTACTGCGTATTTTTATTGTATTAGGAACTGTAGTATGTAGCAAAGTTGGATTTTCTACTAATAATCCAGTTTTCCGTACTTTTCGCATTTGATTCTCCTTTTTGTTGTTGTTAGTTAAATTAACAGATTTATAATACCTCTCATAGCAAAGACCAGAATCTCCCCTGCGTTTCTGTCTCCCAATAGGATAATATTCTGTATTGCACTTATCACATATACTAATCTTTTCTGGTATTGGTGGTTGTTTATTATACCACTCTGTCCATTCACTTGTAAAATTTCTTGGTTTCTCTCCCTTTGTTTCCCATTTGGGAGTTTTATCTATTAATTTTCCCAAACATAGATTATATATTTTACCCATTTACTCTCCTTTCCCAGTTATCCTAAAAGACTCCATTTTTTGCCCTTTTCTTTTTCTATCAATTTTCTTGACACAGGCAAAATCCCACCAAGCTGTTTATATCGTCTTTCAACTGTCTTAATTAGAGTTTTAGTAATTTTAACTCCTGCAATTTCGCTAACTTTACCAATTCCCCTGTTATAATAATGAATTAACTGGTTTCTATAATCTCCTCTTATTGTACCAAGATTACTATATATCTCATTCATTTATTTTTCCTTATTTATTAGTTAATGATTGTGTGTCTAGGCAGGATTTAACTATTACCTGCAAGGGTACCGTCTCCTTAAGTTATTCATCCCTCTTGTTAGATTGTCATCCTACCCTCATACGCTAGCTATAACGTACATCGGTATAAGGCTATCATAGCCCATTAAGAGTGTATGCTACCACAGAGATATGGATAAAAGCATACTTAGATATAGAAAATGAGTAGTATCTTTATATTTTCACGGATCCTACCATTGATGTCGATTATACTTCAATCTTTCATTTGATTGATTGCGACCACAATGTCTATCGTTGTACCTGTAAGGCTCATCGTTCACTCCTTTCCACAGGTTTCTAGATTAGCTGGACATGACAGTGATCAACCATCATGCCCAACTCACACAAATTTAATTATTTATTCTCCAATTACACCTTGATCACCGCCATATTCTTGGAGATCTTCTTCTTGAAATCTTTCAATTTCTACTTCTTTTGGATATGTACATGATGTTACCCATTCTGTAAATGTACCTAAACCATCTCTATCTTTGTCACGAAACCAAGTTATTTTACCGGGCCCATCACATATTCCACAATCATCTAGTACATTAGATGCACAGTTATCATCAGGATCATCATTATTTGTTACCCAACCTACTTGGTTAACATCAAGTTTAATATGATCCAATACAAATTCATCAAGAATTGCTAGATTAGTTGTATACTGCTCACCTCTCCACCAGAATGTACGACCTTCACCTTTAGCACGATGTTCTAATGCAAATGCTTCTTCAAATGTCATATCATCAAGATTTATTTCTACTGTTTTAACTGGAGTATATTCAGCATACATACCAGCTTTATCAGTAGTTGTTACTTTAGGCTTTATTACCTTATTAGTAATATTCTTCTTGCTTGTAGCTTCAGCTTCACCGCAACCCACAAGCATGAGTATTACGATTGATATTATTACGTTTTTCATTGGTGATTTACTCCTTATTAATTAATGTAAGAGCCAGCAATAACTCATCCTTAAGGTATTTTACCGGCATGTGTTCCTTCTAGCTCTCACAAGTTTAGTACATCCAATACCATTCATGTGTTATTTGAATAAACTTAATAAACATGTATAGTATAATTGAAATTGATACAATAGTTATTATTTTCCTTAATTCCATAGATAATTCACCCATCCTTCTACATGCCTATCTACAGCTACTATAAATAAAGTAATCATTGTAGATATAAACATAGCTAAGAAAAATACAGCTATATATCCTATGGGACGTCTTTCTTCTTCACTAAATAACCACTCATAACAGTTATTCAGGAAATTACTTTTGTATTTGTCCATTATTATAACTCCTATGTTATTTAATTGGATGCGGGCATGGGGAATCGAACCCCACTGTCTCCAGCTTATGAGGCTGACGTTTAAACCATTTCACTCGCCCGCTCAGATATTTGATAAGGCAGCCCAGTACAATCGTACAACACAGTTCATGACACTGTTATAGACCGCCAAATCAGGTCGTGGTATCCTCGTTAGAGAACAATTTCAAATCTATCACGTTGAGCTTTAATTGCATTTTTAGGAACACCGTGAATACTCTCAGACTTATGTCTATTCTCAATGATGATTGTATATACATTATAACCATATTTCTCAGCTAAATCAAGATAAGGTTGCATCTCCCATTGTCCAGTGAAAGTATTATGTACAACTATATTGCACCAACCTTCAGTACTAGGAGTTTCCATCTCACTTTCTACACTATCAATACATCGTTGATGGTATTCAGCTAAATAATTGCGATCAAATGTATATATTCCATCTAATATAAAGAAGTCATCTGTAGCTATTGATAAGGATACATTTTCGATAAACTCTTCAACAAATGTGGTCTTACCGCTGCCAGATACACCTCTTACAAGGATCAGGTTCTTGGTTCCTCCTTCGATATAGGTCATTTCAACCTCCTTTACCATTTCTTGAAGATATTTTGTAGTCTGCTAACATTTGTAACGTCAACTTTTTCTACATCTTCAGTTTCAGCATTAAATACCTCAACAGTTGGTATTTCCTCAACAATATCAGGTTTAACTGGGATTATCTTATTATTAACTACCTCTACTTTAACACCATCAACGTATGTTTCTTGGTTAATGATATCTATTTTAGCATGAGAATTAATAGAAATTATTTCAGCACGTTTGGCTTTATTATCAAGTCTTCTTTGACGAGATTTGGTTGTCTTTGAAGCAGCAAGAGCTTTATGTTTTCTCTTACGATCCATCTTTCTTTCTTTGGAACTTTTCATTTGTAATACTCCTTATGTTGGTGATTAAATAATTGCTAGCCCCCTGATCAGAGTTCTCTGGTCATACGATCCTAGAGTTCCGGGTTAACTAGCAAACCATGACAGTTGAGCTCAGATCGATAGGTATGACCAAACGGATCTATACTGTCAAATTTATGAGAGTAGGTCATAGAGTTCAATGTGTACTTTCCATCGGAACTGCCCCGAATGACACTATGTCCGTAGACCTTGCGGACTCTAACTTATAACAAATAGAAACTATATGCTTATCACCTCTACTCTCAAATTAAAGAAGCAGACTAGGTTTATAAGGAGGATATCACTTGCCTATATTCCATGTCGCCTGCTTCCAGTTATAAATATTTGGGGAACAAGAGGTTAATCTCATTCCCCTGAGCCATATAGAAATATCCCCTCGAAACGAATTTCAAGCATGAAGGACATATCTACAACCCATTGCATACAATTTTATCTAGAGATGGCGGTATTATGTCTGGGTATGAGCCAGTTTGACCTCTTTATCTGCAGTTTATCTTAGGGTATGAGCCGAGACCATCTTTAATTTTTAAATTTTGACGGACTATTGATACAATCTCAAGTCATACATGCTCCAATAACATGCAAACCAATTACCCTTGGTTAGGTTGCTTTCTCAATAGTTTATACTAAGGCTAACGTGTTAGTTCCCAACACATATTAGTATTTTATCCATGCCAGACTAAGCATACTGGCCAATGACTAAATAAGTCTAGTAAATATAAATATATCTCATCAGATGTCACGAGTAGGGATTCATAGTTACTGTGTCCGATATTGATAAGCCCTCGGCACTTACGGGTCATTAAATCTTTACTTATATGTTTGGTATAAGTTGGTATATATATATTACTGTAGTGTGTGTGGTGTTGTAGTGTAAATGATAAGAAGGCACAAGTTGTTACACTCATGCCTTCCCAAGTTGTGGACACCACCCTTTAAGCTAAAGAACCCAGAGATTCTGTTCGACTTCAGTAGCTGCAGCCTCAAGAGACTTGAACATAATGTTCAGCTGTTTCTTGCCCTGCATCCATCTCCGTGCTGAACACTTCTTAATCACCTGCTTTACCTGCATAGACGCAGCAGATACCAGCCTAGCTTTATTACGTGTAGCACAGATAGCTTCAATCACTTCATTCTCTAGTTCTGGCAGTACATCTAGTACATGCTGTTCTGTCAGTAGCTCATCCAAATAAATTACTATCATTCTGTTCATCTCCATGTTTTGTTTTAATTACTAAGATTCAATTGAAAATAATCAAATGAAAAATAACGTAAAACGATAGTGTAAAAACCCTTTTAAGGGGTACACCTATGTATATAACACCACACACTAAAATGCTACAATTTTTGAAAGCTAGGTATAAGTGTCGTATATTTACCAATGGAAAAGCGACTAAATCTATTAATTTTTCTATGGATTCTCGATAAGATAATCATGATTTTGATAATATTACTTCTCAAATAATATAAAATAAGTTGTTTAATTCGTTTTGCCATAGTAGATTAATGTACCGGTAGTTCAAAGCTATCACCCATCTAGTACCCCTGTGAAGGTTCTACTATGAAGGGTCAGACGTTGGGTTGCCCCCTATTATATAGGTAAGGATTCCCCCGACAACCGGTGAAAATTGCTTAAATATAAATTAAAGGTATGGGAGTAATTACTGGCTTTTAAGGAAATTTTAAGTTAAAGATCCAAAAAAAATAGGGTTCTCCCTCTCAGGGATTACTCTATCTAATAATGGAGGTTAGTATGAAGAAACAGTATAAATTATCAATTGAATATGGTGATGAACTTGAAGAAGTTGATAGCCTTTCTGAAGAAGAGGAAGAAGATGGTGCTGTTTGGTTGGATACTGGAGATGGAGTTATAAAGCTACCTCATGAATTATTACCTTACTTAAGAGATACAGATATATTGGGGATTGCTTAAGCTACCGCAGCCCTTGCGGGCTACGGACTACAGATTAAATGAGACATTACACAGTAAACAATATACAGCATATAGTATTTGACTCAGAAGATGAATTACCATCAGATATCAGTCCAATAAAGGATTGGCGTAAAGGTGGCTTATTTGACTGGGTATTGGCCGATGATGGCTGTTATATCCAGATACTTCGTAAGGGTACAATGAAGAAGCCTAAAGGTAAGGTACGGAGAGTTGCGTACATAGGTACCTGTACTGGTACGTTCGTTACTTCACCCACCACTAAGATGGATACTTCCAAACATACTAACATATATTCTATAGGAGGTGACATTGAAAGAAATCAGAGATTGGACGACAGAGAGAGTTTATCAACCCGTGAAGAGTTATTTGTCAGTTATTTGGCATCAGGTATGGATCCACGTGAATCATACCTTAAAGCTTTTCCTACCAATAACCCCAATTATGCCGGTTTGCGTGCCGGTCAACTTATCAAAACTGCAAGAGTAAGGAGTAAGATGAAAGAAGAGCTAAAGCCCTATATGGAGGCACTAGGTTTAGATGAAAATTATGTACTTAGTAATATAAAGGAGGTAATCGACTCTTGCGATAAAGCCGATACTAAGCTAAAGGCTTTATTTAAGTTGGCAGATATTATGGATATGGAAGATAAGAACAAAACTCAGGTTACAACTATGACTGGAGCATTATTTCAAGGATTCACACCAGAAAAACTAGAAGAGGTTGAAAGACCTAAGGAAATTGAGTGAGATCCATCCTTGTAGAAGTATTAGCTCAAAGTGCAAGGGAATTAAAATTATGGAAATGGGTAGCAATAATAAGTATAGCTTTACATATATTAAGGAGTTTCTGAATGGGTGAGATTTCAGAACAAGTTACAAATGAGGCAAAGCAAACCCTTATAGATTATGAAGACTTTAAGGATAAAGTTTATAAAGACACTGAAGGTCATTTGACGGTTGGATGGGGACATAAATTGTCTGATAAAGAGAAAAAAAAGTATCCAGAAGGGTATAGATTTAAGGGATCTGAGCTAGATATCTTAAAAACTTGGTTTACTGAAGATACTAATAAAGCCTATAATGCAGCTAGAGACCAAGTTGGTCAATTGAAAAATCCTACTCAAGAACTTGTAAATTCATTTACTTCTGTTAATTATCAATTAGGCTCAAGTTGGTATAAAGTTAAATTTGATGATGCATGGAAAGCTATGAAAGCTGGAGATTTTACCAAGGCAACTAAAGAGCTTTTCTGGGCTAATGATACCACACATAGTTTATGGTATGATCAGACTCCTGATAGAGTAAAAGATTTTGCAAGATCTTTATTGACTCATCACGTAACAGTTGATAAAAGGGAAATGTTTCCCGATGAACATATAATGAAAGAGGTAATAGTAAATCCATGAAGAAAACCCCT